ATCTGCATCTGTCGAAGCTACATTTGCAAGGGCTGGGTAATGGCCCCGTAAGAATCAATATAGACTAATTTACCCTATTGTGCAAGACATTTATTATGCTATACTCAGATATGAATGAGATATATAAAGGGTTGACAAATGGAATTGATGTTGATTGGAACTAGTACCGTCTTGCTAGTTGCTCTTATTGTGTATTATGTAAAGACTGCTTTTAATGAAATAGACCGTTTAGATAAAGAAAATGATTTAGAGGACATAGATTATGGCTGCTAGTGATTACAATAACTTCTTAGTAAGGCTGACACCTAAGAGCAGAGCATTGCTTGATATTGCCAGCAAAGAATTAGAGATGCCTAGGGCGCACATTATTAATAACGCCTTAAAGTCTTATTTGAATAAATACAATGATGGTAGTTTAAACGAGCGTATAAACAGGTTGGCTAAATGATATTGACCCTGCCGTACCCACCATCGGTTAATACTTACTGGAGAGCAAATGGCAAACGACGATTCTTATCAAAAGCTGGTGTGGAGTTTAAACAAGCTGTTCAGGAGTATGTTATTGATAATTCAATTCCTAAGTTTGGCAGTGTTCGCCTTCGCATGGATGTGGTTATTCGCCCTCGTAGTCGTCGCATATTCGATATTGACAATCTTCTCAAAGCTATCCTCGACTCGTTGATGGATGCTGGTGTCTATGATGATGACAGTCAGGTAGATGATTTACGCATAACGCGTGGCGACCCATGTAAAGATGGTGCTTGTATTGTAGTAATAGAGGAAATAAATGGCTGAGACAGAAGATACGCGTAAGATTAAACGCATACCGTCACTAAAGAACTACGGTGGTGTACGAACTATACAGAAGACATTAGAACGCTCTGCAACGCTAGAGGCTAATCGTGAGGCCGTCGCCTATGCTCTGCTTACAATGGCTAACACAAACCTTACTGACATTATGAGTTGGGATGAAAATGGGAACATTAAAGTTAAGGCGTCGAAGGACATTCCGGAGCATGCGCTACAGGCGATTAAAAGTATTAAATCGAACACTAGATATGACAAGGATGGTAACGCTACGACGACATTGGATATTGAGTTATTCGATAAAATCGGTGTACTCCGGTTATTGGCGAAAGCATCTGGTCTCCTTGACCAAGCCCAAGAAAGTGATAAGCCTTCGGTAATTGGCGTAAACATTGTCGCTCCAGACCCTATAGAAGCAGAGGTTGTAGATGAGTAAAAGGTCAAACTTTGAAAGAATAGAGCGGGATTATTATCCAACTCCTTTTGAAGCTGTAAAACCATTATTGCCACATTTGCCTAGTAGCTTTACATTTATAGAGCCATGCGCAGGAGATGGCAGATTAATTAAGCATATTAATGCTGACTGCATTGACGCTTATGACATAGAGCCACAGTCTGGCTCTGTTAGGGTTGGAAATATATTTGATTACCCTATGATAAAGCCTGATTATTTTATAACTAATCCACCTTGGGATAGAAAAATCTTGCATCCAGCAATTGAACACTTATCGTTTATAGCTCCAACTTGGCTATTATTTGATGCTGACTGGGCGCATACAAAACAATCTAAAGATTTAATTAAAAGATGTGTAAAGATTGTATCTGTTGGGCGTGTTAAATGGATAGAAAATAGCAAAATGACAGGTAAAGATAATTGTGCTTGGTATCTGTTTGATGATAAGCATAATGGCATGACACAATTTATTGGAAGAACAAATGGCGAAAGTTAAAGAACAGAGCGGTAAACAGGTTTCCTTTGATGGCTTAAACTTAAACTTTAGTAAAAGCCCAGAGGTATACAGGTTTTTGCAAGACGATTCCTTTGTGCAAGGCTTGATGGGGCCTGTAGGTAGTGGCAAGTCATACGCTTGCTGTGCAAAGATATTCATTAAAGCCCTACAACAGAAGCCATCCCCTGTGGATAACATTCGATACACGCGTTTTGCCGTAGTGCGTAACAGTTATCCTATGTTAAAGACCACAACCATCAAGACATGGCTAGACTTGTTTCCAGAATCTACGTTTGGCCCACTGCTTTGGACTCCACCTATTACTCACCACATCCGGTTGCCTGCAAAAGGTGAGGCTGCTGGTGTAGATTGCGAAGTTATCTTCTTAGCGCTAGACCAACCTAAAGACGTTCGTAAGTTGCTGTCATTAGAACTGACTGGTGCATGGGTAAACGAGGCGCGTGAGCTACCAAAGGCTGTAATTGATGGGCTTACACACAGGGTAGGCCGTTATCCTACTAAGCGTGATGGGGGCGCTACATGGCATGGCGTCTTTATGGACACCAACCCTATGGATGACGACCATTGGTGGCACAGGGTGGCCGAGAAAGAGAAGGTAACTGGCGCATACGCTTGGAAATTCTTTAATCAGCCTGGTGGCGTGATAGAAGTTGACCCATCTGACCTGCCTGACAATCCTGAAGCCAATGACCACATCTTTGCCTCTGGTCGCTGGTGGAAAATCAATCCTAAAGCCGAGAACTTAAACAATCTTCCTGCTGGTTACTATCCACAGATGCTTGGTGGTAAGAACTTAGACTGGATTCGCTGTTATGCAGAGGGTAAATATACCTATGTGCAAGAAGGTCGCCCTGTATGGCCTGAATACAACGACCAAATGATGTCTGCTACCGTAGAATACGACGATTCACAGCCAATACAGATAGGTTTGGACTTTGGTTTGACGCCTGCAGCAGTAATTGGACAGCGTTTATCTAATGGTAGATGGGTTGTGTTACATGAAATAGTCACAGAGGATATGGGGCTAGAGCGTTTTGGTCAGCAATTGCTTGCAGAATTGAACGCTAGATACCCAAAAGCACAAGTAATGATGTGGGGCGACCCTGCTGGTATGCAACGAGATGCCATTTATGAGGTCACAGCCTTTGATTATCTGAGAACACTTGGGCTAAGAGCGCAACCAACTCACTCAAATGACTTTAAAGTACGTCGTGAAGGCGCTGCCGCACCAATGCAACGACTAATTGATGGTAAGCCGGGCTTGATTGTGGACACTTCATGCAAGATGTTGCGTAAATCACTAGCTGGTGGGTACCATTTTAAGCGTGTTTCTGTAGGCGCAGGGCAAGAACGGTTCCGTGATGCACCAAACAAGAATGAACACTCGCACGTTGGCGACGCATTTGGCTATTTAATGCTAGGTGGCGGTGAGCATAAACGTATGACACGTAATCCACTAGCCGCTAGTGGCCCTATATTTGCAAGAACGGTAATGAGTGACTTCGATGTATTTAAGTATTAAAGACCTAAACGATAATCTGCCTAAAGTTAAAGGTGTTATCTTTGCTCCGTTTGCTATAGAGCATGCCATGAACATTGCTGCTGGAGAATTTGCTGGTTATTCAGCGCAACGCATCATTGGCGTCAAGGCTTTGTTAGAAACTCAATCACAATACGGATTTGCTTTTACTTGCTTTTTGTATGGTGAGCCAGTCGCCTGTTTTGGCTGTGTTCCACTGTGGAAAGGGGTTGGAGAGATGTGGTCTGTCATCGGAGACGTAGCAAGAACTCGGCCAATTGCCATGACTAAGATAGGAATTACAGTGGCAGATATATGTGAGATAGCTATGGGCTTGCATAGATTGCAAATAACTGTTAAAACATCGGATGCGCGTGCTATTTCTTGGGCTAAAGCTATCGGCTTTATATCTGAGTGTACTATGGAAGCGTATAGCGACGATAAACTTGATTATGATTTAATGGTTAGGAGATAGGAATGGGTAAACTTATTGGCGGTGGTGGTGGCGCAGCGGCATCAGCAGCTCAAGAGCAATTAAAGCAATCACAAGCTGACACGGAGAAGATGCGTGTGCAGGCTGAAGAAGAAAAGCGTGACCTAAATGAGCAGATTGCCTCTAAGCGTTTAGCTAGGGCGCGTGGTGGTTCACGTTTATTATTGTCTGAATCTAGGTTAAACCCTGAAGAAGGCTTAACTCCATCAACAACTCTAGGAGCATAGCATGGGTAAACTTATTGGTGGTGGTAAACCTGCTGTTGCTGGTAAACCTGCTGTTGCTGAAGTAAAAGCTACGCCTGACATGGCTTCTGTTGCTAAACAAGCTGTAAATGAAGCGTCAAGTAGAACTATGGCAGAAGAACTAGCAGCTAAAAAGACGGCTCGTACTCGTGGTGGTTCTCGTATGTTGCTTTCAGCAGAGAGGCTTAACGCGCAAGAAGGCTTATCAGCAGCAAGCACATTAGGGGGCTAGCATGAAAGAGACATCTAAAATGCAAAAGAAAGTGGCTAAAGTTATGCGTGAGTATAAAGCTGGAAAACTTAAATCCAGTTCTGGCGATAAAGTAACTAGCCATGACCAAGCGGTAGCAATTGCAATGAGTGAAGCTGGCATACCTAAGAAAGGTAAATAATGGCTATCGCAGTAGAACGTGAATCCATAACCACCAAGTCTAGGTTTGTATCGCCTACCTATACAGACAAAGATGGTGTGCAACAAGTCATTGGCTCTGACAGACCAGCGCCTATAATAGAAGTTAATCATTTAAGACTGCACGAAGCTAGAGCATATTATGTTTATAAGATGTACCCATACTCTGCTGGATTGGCGGCTGGGTCTAGTATAGACATTGCATTAGCATTTCCTGCTGGCACAACGCCACACCTTATCTTTCAATACGAAAGTGCTGGTGAGTCTGAGTTCTATATGTACGAAGCGCCAACAACATCTGGTGGAACTGCATTAACTAAGCATCGTAGAAACAGAAACGTTGTTACAACTAGCGTTGCGGCCGCTGTCATTGCTCCAACTGTAACGTCAGTAGGCACAGAGGTGTATTCTGAGTTCATCCCTACTAGTAACAAAGGGGGTGGTGGTGGCAGTTATAGCTTTGAGTTTGTGTTGGCTCCATTGACAACATACTTGTTTAGGCTAAAAAATGTAAATGCACAACCTCACCCTTGTAACTTAAGAATTGAATGGTATGAATAGGAAAAATTATGGCTGAAATGAGATTAAAACCAGAAGATATTTTAAAACGTCACGAGATTGCTCTGACTAAGAAAGAGGAGTTCCGCTCTCTTTATGACGAGGCTTACGAGTTTGCTCTGCCACAACGTAATCTGTATGACGGATTCTACGATGGCAAGGTAGGCGGCGCTAAGAAGATGAATCGTGTCTTTGATGCTACTGCTATCAACTCTACACAACGTTTTGCTAACCGTATGCAGTCAGGCATATTTCCACCGCAAACTAAGTGGTGTCGTCTTGAGGCTGGTACTGATATACCTGCTGACCGTAAGGCTGAAGCACAAGGTGCGCTAGACGTTTACACCGAGAAGATGTTTGCTACTATCAAGCAATCTAACTTTGACATTGCAGTAGGCGAATCATTGCTAGACCTTTGCGTTGGTACGTCAGTAATGATGGTGCAACCCGGTGATGATACCAGCCCTATTAACTTCATCCCAGTGCCACAGTTCCTAGTTGCATTTGAAGAAGGCGCTAATGGCCGTGTTGATAACGTGTACCGTCGTATGCGTTTAAAAGGCGAGGCTATATCACAGCAATGGAAAGACGCTAAGATTGAAGGCACATTAAAAAGCAAGATTGAGCAGAAGCCTACAGAAGACATCGAGTTGATTGAGGCTACAGTGTTTGATGCTAAACGCGGTGACTATTGCTACCATGTTATCCACAAGGAAAGCAAGTCAGAGATTGTTTACCGTCGCATGAAGTTTAGTCCTTGGGTTGTCAGCCGTTACATGAAAGTGGCTGGTGAAATCTATGGTCGTGGCCCATTAATCACAGCATTGCCTGACATCAAGACATTGAACAAAGTGCTAGAGTTAGTGCTTAAAAATGCGTCATTAGCTATTGCTGGTGTTTATACTGCGGCTGATGATGGTGTGCTTAACCCTAATACTGTCACAATCGCTCCGGGCGTGATTATTCCTGTTGCCCGTAACGGTGGGCCACAAGGCGAGTCATTGAAGCCTCTACCACGCGCTGGTGACTTCAATGTATCTCAAATTGTAATGAACGACTTGCGTATGAACATTAAGTCTATCTTGCTAGATGAGTCATTGCCACCAGATAACATGTCTGCTCGTTCTGCGACAGAAGTTATTGAGCGCATGAAACAGTTATCACAAAACCTAGGCTCTGCCTTTGGTCGTTTGATTAACGAGACTATGGTTCCACTTGTAGAGAAGATACTACAAATCATGGATGACCGTGGCATCATTGACTTGCCATTAAAAGTAAATGGTCTTGAGATTAAAGTAACGCCTATCTCACCACTAGCCATGTCACAGAATATGGATGATGTGCAAAACATTATGCAATACTTGCAGATTACACAGCAAGCTGGGCCAGAAGGTCAGTTCGCACTTAAGACTGATATGTTGCTAGACTTGATTGCAGATAAGATGGCTATACCTCAGTCAGTACGTAACTCACCAGCCGAGCGTGATATGATGAAGCAAGAGGCTATGCAAATGGCTCAACAAGCTGCACAGCAAAATCCAGAGATGGCGGCGCAAGTTGCAGGTGAAGCGATGAAAGGTGCAATGTAATGGATGAGTATTTAGATACACGCGAGAGCATGGGCAAAAGACAAGATGGCTCAGAGAAGGGAACTGGCTATCTTGGCCCAATGAAACGCGCTGAAGGTGGAATCTCAACAGAAATAAGTATAGGTACAAATATCAATGGGAAAGAAGTTGAAATCCCATTAATGGTTCCAACACTAGCCAAAAACGAGATAAAGTATTTGTTAGATACGCCAGTTGACAGTAAGTCTTTTATGTCTAAGATGCCACAAACTATTATACAAAAAGCAATTGAGCATGCAAACATGAGAATGAAGATGGGCAAGTCTCCATTTAAAATGCGTGATGAGGAGTTTGAATAATGGCAACACTTGATGGATGGGAAGGGCTTGAGTTTCAAGCTACAGACATACGCAAGGTAGAGCAGGCGCGTGAAGACTTGGCTAAGCTATGTCATCGTGTGCTTGCATCTAACGAAGATGGTAAGAAGTTAATGGATTGGTTACGCAATACAATATTAGAGCATCCTGTCGCCGTGCCGGGAGCTGACCCTAGCTTTGCATTTTATCGTGAAGGACAATGTAGCGTCATTAGGGATTTAGAAGCACGGATTAAACAAGCAAAGGAACTTAAATGACCGAAGAAAATACCCAACCCCAAGGCGGAGAACAACCTGCTGAAGGCTTATTGGATAATATTTCATTAGAAAGTAACGAGCCAGTAGATACAAGCAAGTCAGAAATAAGCCATCTACAAGCACCAGAAGATGACTCACCGTTAGAGCGCCCAGATTGGTGGCCTGAGAACTTTTGGAAGAAAGACGATGCGGAGCCTGACCTTGAGGCCATAGCAAAATCTTGGACAGATTTACGGAAACAAATTAGCCAAGGTAAACATAAAGCACCAGAAGATGGTAACTATGATTACAAAGCATTTGGCGATACCCCAGAAGATGACCCAGTTCGTCAGCACGTATCAGGTTGGGCTAAAGAGTTTGGTGTAAGCCAAGTAGCTCTTGATGCTCTAGTTGGTGGCGTTATAGAGAAGGCTGGCTCTGTGCAACAGCAAGCTAAGTTTGATGCTGCTGCCGAGAAGAAAGCGTTAGGCCCTAATGCTGACGTTATCATTAAAGGCATGACTGAGTGGGCTGGTGGCCTAGTTCAGAAAGGCATTTGGGGCAAAGATGACTTTGAAGAATTTAAGTTTATGGGCGGTACTGCAAAAGGTATTCAAGCATTAACTAAACTACGCGAAGCCTATGAAGGTCGTATTCCTACACAATCAATGCCTATCGATGGTGCGCCATCTAAAGACGAGTTGATGGGTATGGTAGCTGACCCACGTTATAAAACAGATGCAGCTTACCGCACTAAAGTTGAAAGAATGTTTAACCAAGCGTTCAATTAACTACAAATGTAGCAACGATACCCAGCTTCGGTTGGGTATTTTTTTGTCCTAATCATAAATATTTCTTATCAATATATAAAAAACAATTGTATTTGTTTATGGACTGTGATATAAAGAGCGTGGGCATATCATTAAATTGACCCCGAACTCAAGTAACCTTGACGATTGGCTTCCGTAAGTAGCAAGCAACGGCCCGCTTCGCGGCACACCACAGCACAAACTTTATTTATAATTCGTTATTAGGAGATACAAAATGAGTATTGGTCTATCAAATGCTTTTGTAACCCTCTTTGACGCAGAAGTTAAACAAGCATACCAAGGTAAAGCAATGTTGGTAGGTGCTGTACGTCAGCGTCGTGGGGTAGAAGGTTCTACAGTTAAATTCCCAAAAGTAGGTCGTGGCGTTGCTACACCTCGTGTTGGTCAAACAGATGTTACACCATTAAACGTTGGTTTTTCTAACGTTACATTAACACTAGCTGACTGGATTGCTGCTGAATACAGCGACATATTCTCTCAAGCTAAAGTAAACTTTGATGAGCGTTCAGAGCTTGTTCAAGTATTAGGTAATGCTATTGGCCGTCGTCAAGACCAATTGATTCTTGATGCTTTGGCTGCTTCTGGCACATCATTAGCAGTTGGCAACGACGTTGGTGGTACAGATACAAACATGAACGTAGCTAAACTTCGTCAAGCTAAAGGCTTGATGGACAAAAACAACGTTCCACCTACAGACCGCGGCATTATCATTCACTCTAATGGTTTACAATCATTATTGGCAGAGACAGCAGTAACTAGCTCTGACTTCAATACTGTTAAAGCATTAGTAAACGGTGAACTAGATACATTCTTAGGTTTTAAATTCCATGTTATTGGCGACCGCACAGAAGGTGGTTTGGCAATTGATGGTTCATTAGACCGTACATGTTTTGCGTTCCACAAAGATGCTATCGGCTACGGCGAAGGTATTGCTCCAAAAACAGAAATCAATTACATCCCAGAAAAAACATCTTTCTTGGTTGCATCTATGTTCTCTGCTGGCGCAACTACTATCGACGCAGAAGGTATTGTGTCTATTGTTGCTCGTGAATCTTAAGGAGATAAACAATGGCATATTCATCAACTGGTTTTTCAACCATCGCAGCTTCTAAAGCTGGTAATTCACCTGCAATTTACGCTTACAAGACTACTGATGCGTTAGCTGATGTTAATACATCTGGCTATTTCAACAGCTTGTCTACAGTATTAAGCGTAGGTGATTTAATCTACGGAGTAACATCAACAGGCACTACTGCTGTTGCTGCTTTATATTACGTCGTTTCTAACGCTTCTGGCGTTGTGGATGTAAATGATGGCACAGTATTGGCTAACACCGATTCTGACTAAGAAGTAACAAACTAGCTGCCCTGCCCAAAAGGTAGGGTGGCTTTTATTTATGTAGAGGTATATATGGCTGCAGGTGATTCAGGCGTTTCAATTTGTTCTGACGCATTGTTAATGCTAGGTGCAAAACCTATCACATCATTTACTGAAGGCACAGATGAAGCCTCTGTATGTGACCGCTTATACCCAGATATTCGTGACCAAGCTCTGATGATTTATCCATGGAGCTTCTCATTCAAGAAGACGCAACTTGCTCGTCTAGTAACAACCCCAACCAATGAGTTCAAGTATGAATACCAAATGCCTGCTGATAGGCTTGGTGCGCCTCGCGCTGTGTATAACTCTAGCGGTTTAAATCAAATGCCAATTGTGGCTTACCGCATCATGGGTTCCAAGTTACTTACTAACGAAGAAATAATTTACGTCGATTACCAGTATTACACACCTGAGACTGAGATGCCTGTGTGGTTCATTCAGCTACTCAAGTATCTAACAGCATGGCACATATCAATCCCAATCACTGACCAAACAGAGAAGGCTGCCTATTGGCAATCTGTTGCAGTAGGCTCTCCTGGTGAGAATGGTCGTGGTGGTTATATGCGGACTGCCATGAATATTGATGGCCAAAACCAACCAGCAAATAGCATTAAAGACTTCTCTCTAATTTCTGTACGAGGATAGTAGATGGCTCGTTTTGTCACAATGCAGACAAACTTTACGGCTGGTGAGCTTGACCCATTAATCCGTGCGCGTAATGACTTGAAGTCTTACGGTAATGCGTTAGAGAAAGCAACCAATGTAGTCTGTCAGCCACAAGGCGGTATTACTCGTAGACCGGGTACACGTTACGTTACTGCATTGCCTAACTCTGGCACTGAGTCTGCTGGCAATGGTTCACGCTTAGTTGCTTTTGAGTTCTCAACATCTGATAGCTACATGCTTTGCTTTACGCATAACCGCATGTATGTATTCAAGAATGGCGCATTGGTTAGTAACATAAATGGTACTGGCAATCCTTACCTAGTTACTACTGTTGGCTCATCTGTATTAAACGACATGTGCTGGACACAGTCTGCTGATACATTGATTGTTACGCAAGAGACTATGGCGCCAGTTAAGATTGTGCGTGGTGGTTCTGACTCATCTTGGACAGCATCTAACTTAACACTTGATAGCATCCCTAAGTATGCTTACACAATAGCGTATAGCAATCCATCTGCGACGCTAACCCCATCTGCTGTATCAGGCAAAATAACATTAACTGCTTCATCTAGCGTATTTAACTCAGGCCATGTTGGTCAATACATCAATGCAACGCCACAAGGTCGTGCAAAGATTGTTGCTTACGTTAGTGGCACTGTAGTCAACGCTGTGACAGAGTTCCCATTCTTTAACTCATCTGCCATTGCATCAGGTAGCTGGGAATTAGAAACTGGCTATGAAGACGTATGGTCATCAACTAAAGGATGGCCACGTTCAGTTACATTTCATCAAGGTCGACTATTCTTTGGTGGTAGCAAGTCAAGGCCATCAACTATATGGGGTAGCCGTGTAGGTCAGTTCTTTGACTTTGAGCCTACAGAAGGCTTTGATGATGACGCTGTAGAAGCTACGCTAGATACCAATACATTTAACGCCATTGTCGATATGATTAGTGGTCGTGACTTACAAGTGTTTACTACTGGCGGTGAGTTCTATGTGCCACAACAAGGCTTAGAGCCAATCACTCCAGCGTCATTCTTTGTAAACAGTGCAGGCCGTAATGGTAGCAAGCCCGGTGTTCGGGTTCAATTGTTGGATGCAGGCACATTATTTATCCAACGTCAAGGCAAATCATTAAGCGAAGTGTCGTTTAGCGATACGCAACTTACCTACATTACTAGCAAGATTTCATTGCTATCAGGTCATCTGCTGAAAAGCCCTAAACGCATGGCATTGCGTAAGGCTGTAGATACTGACGAGAATGACTTGCTGTTAATCGTTAATGCTACAGACGGTACCATTGCTGCTTACTCATTATTGCGCGTAGAGAATGTGATTGCCCCATCAGAGTTTATAACTGCAGGTGGCGAGTTCCAAGAGATTGGCGTAGACATTACTACTATCTATGCCGTAGTTAAGCGTACAATTAATGGCGTGGTTCAATACTATGTAGAACGCTTTGATAATACGTTGCTAACAGACTGCGCTCAGACTGGTGGAATAATATCATCATTGACCGTTTCACACCTCGTAGGAAAGACTACAAACCTATTGTTGGATGGATTGGTTCAAGCCGATGAGATTGTCGGTTCTGGTGGCACTGTGACGCTCCCTAGGGCATCTACAGCGAGTTATGAGATTGGATTACCCATTGCAGTAGAAGCTAGGACTATGCCAGTAGATGTTAAGTTGCAAACTGGAACACGAGTTGGCTTTAAGAAACGTATTGTTGAAGTTAATGCGCTCGTGTTAGAAACTCAGCACATGAAAATTAATGGCATAGAAGTTCCGTTTAGAACATTTGACACTGCTGGTATACTTGATACTGACATCCCAGAGTTTACTGGAACTAAAATATTGAATGGTATTCTTGGCTATAGCAATGAAGCTAAGATTACAATTACGCAAACATATCCACTCAAGTTTACTTTGCTTGGGATGGAATATAAAATAGCTGTACATCAAGGAACTTAATTATGTCATTTGCTATTCCGTTTATTGCTGCTGGAGCTGGGGTTATGTCGGCTGTTGGCTCTATACGCCAAGGCAAGCAACAAGCAACAATGTATCGTATGCAAGCACAGCAAGCTACATTAAAGGCTAGTCGTGATGCTTTGCAGTATGAGCAACAAGCTAACTCAGTATTAGAGCGAGTATTGCAGAATAATGCTACTGCTGCGGCTAAAGGTTTTGCTGGTGGCGTATCAGGCTTCTCTGGCTCTGCTAAGTTAATACAAGAGCGTAGCACTAAGGTTGCAGGTAAAGACGTTGGTGTATTACAAGAAGGCGCTAAGAGTGCATTGTCGTTCGGTGAGATACAATCTAACATGTTAAACGAGGCGGCAAAAGATGCTATTACTGGTTCTTACTTTGATGCTATTGGCAAACTTGGAATGGCTGCAGTATCGTATAAAATGGCAGCTCCGGGAACAGCTAAGGCTGAAATTGTTGAAGGCAAATGGAGTCCAGTATAATGGCTGATTTACCAAGATACCAATCTACTGGTCGCGTTTACTCTGACTTACCTCAGTTAGACTTTGCCAATGTGCGCGAGTCGTTTAAGCAATCACAAACATTATCTACTCAGTTGGATAGATTGTCAGCTTATGCGTTTACTGAGATGGGCAAGACTACAGTAAAGCAAGCGGAGCAGTTTGCGCTTGATAACCCAATAACAAAAGAAGATTTAATTAATGCTCAATCTAGTGGCATAGATTTAATTAAAGCTAGTGGTGGCGGTCAATTATGGGAAGATACTTTACGCAAGTTTCAAGGTGAGCAGTTACGTTCACAACTTGAAGTGCATGGACAAGCCGCATTAACGGAAATACTTGCTCAAGTAGAGCGTAGGGAATTAACAGACCCTAGTGAGATTAAGCAAAAACTTGAGGCTGCTGTTACTGGATTTGAAAAGCCATTAGCTAATATTAGCCCTGAATCTGCTGTTAGATTTAAGCAATCTATGGGGGCTACTGCTGGTGCGTTTTATAAAGAAGCGACAAAGAAACTTACTGCTGATTATCTTGCTGACCAAGAAATATTGGCTGAAGAAAATTTAATTTATAGCACAAAAGCTGCTGAAGCTATGATTGCAACTATTACTGAGCCAGCATTGCAAAATGAAGCTAAAAACTTATTAATTAGACGAGTATACGAACAAGCGCGTGAAGCTGGTACGACGTTTGCAAAAAAACAAGTTGCCGCATTTACAACTAGATTTGAAGAATTGGTAAGCAATAAATTTGAAACAGAGGCTCTATCAAAATCTTTTGCCTCTAATCCAGTAACAGGGTTGCCTGACATTTCTTTAACAATGCAAAAACTTGCAAATAATGAGCTTGGAGAATTTAGTGATTTGTGGGCAAATTATGAACAAGACAAAAAAGATAAAGTAATAGAATCTGTTTATGCAAGATTAACTAAACAGTATTCAGCCGTTGAGATAAATAATAAAGCAGTAAAAGCAGCAAAAGAAAAAAATAATGTTGCTATTATTATTGATTTAAATACTCCAGGCAGGGTAACAAATAACAAAGATAGAATTAAATTAGCTACTCAATTAGTTATTGATGATTCAATTACTGCCGAACAATATAAAACAATTGTTACTCCGACAATTGCTCCATTATCTGCAAAACAAAAATATTTAAAAGACGAGGCTGCTTATAAAATACGGTCTGGCAGGCTATCAACATTGCAAGATGTAATGAGGGAGTATGGAGATAAATTGCCTATTGATGCTATTGGAGATTTGTTAGCCCCATTAACTACAGTTGATAATTCTGCGGCTGATAAATTTATATCGCAATCATCTGGGGCAGAATATGACCCATACCACTTATTGCCAACAACAAAAAAACAATATTTAGAACTTACAAACATGACAGAAAAGGCTTTAAAAGAAACAAACAAAGATGGCACTCCAGTATATGCTACAAAATTAGAGGCGGCTAAAGCGGCATCTGCAAAGATTCAAGAGTCAGAAGAAATGAAATTAAATCAAGAGGCTCAAAAAAGAAAGTATGAGTCATTAAATACATTTGGATATAATCCTGATAATGGTGGTTTTGAATTATGGGCAAGAAATACATATGGCCCAAACTATTTGCAAAATAAAACATATTTGTTATTAAAAGAAGATAACAAAAAGTATTTAGACTATAAAATAAAAACAAAGAAAAAATATGTTGAGCTTCCATAAATTTAAATTACAGCCGGAATCTATATGACATCAATGGAAGATATTATTCAAAATGCTTATATACAAGCATTGCAACCAGTATCATTAGTTGGTGAACTTGCTACGCCTACAGCCGTAGAAAATATTGAAACAACTATTAATGTTGCATCAGATGTTGGTAAGCAAGCATCAGAATCATTTAAAGACTATACAAATGCAGCAGCTTCAGCAATTGAACAAAATAAAGGTGGAGAATTTGCCATACAAAGTTTAGGTGCTTTAGGTAAGGGAATGGCGCAAGGTGTAGGTGGGATTGCTGGGGATATTGAAAGCATTGTTAGAGGGTTATATGCTACAGCACAAACACCTGAAGGTAAATCAAAGCTGCAGGCATTGGGAAAAGCAATGCAAGATGAAACTTTTTTTACATCATCTGAAGATATGGCTCGACATTTAAAATCATTAGGCATGCCAGATTCGCCTAAAGGTATGGAGTTTGTTGAAGGTGCTGGAAATATTCTTGCTCCAATTGGAACTGCTTCTAAGGTAGTTCAAAAAGGCGCTAAAGCTATAAAATCAACTAAAGGTATTAAATAATGGCTGATGAAGATATTTTAAATAAGATTAATCAAATGTCTGAAGGCAGTGTGTTTACTGGCGAAAGTGTGCAAGTTGCTGGTGGAATTCGTGCGCTTGGAAAAGTATTTGAAAAAGCTGGTGAAAAAGCTGGAACAGCAGTTAAATCAGCTCCTAAAGCTGTAATCAAAGCTACAAAAAATGTACTTGAGACTAGAAAAAATAGACCAATACAGCAATCTATTGTTCCAAAAAAATCACTTAAACAAGAAGCTGAAGAAGCAAAAGCTACTGAAAATAGTGTTGAAGATGTTAAAGCTCAAGAGATAATTGATGAAAATACCGAGTCATTAGAAACTGTAGCAGAGCCACAAATTGATGAAGTATTACAACCAGAGCCTTTATCTGGTGAAAATGCTGCTCCTGCAGTTGATACAGTTGAGCAAGTTATAGCTCCGGCTCCTGCAGAAAAATTAATTCCATTAGAGCAAAACATGGCTAAAGAGCCTGTAATTTTGCCAGAAGAATTGTCTGCTCAAATTAAAAAATCAGAAGAAGAATTATCTGCTGTAGTTGATAGAGAAGGTCTATTGCCACCAAATCAAGTATTTAATCTTGCGCGTAATGGTGATATTGCTCCTGCTTTAGATGCCATAACCAAGTTAGCAAAGATTGATACAAAAACAATTACACACGAGGATGTTTTAGCTCAAGTAAAAAAACGCGGTCTTGATGATGATTTTATCCAAAGACTAACTGGCGGTAAGATAGATGTTTCTCCAGAAAACTCTATGAAAGTTCTATTAGCTGAAGAATGGAGCGCTAAGCAACTTGATGAAATCGGTGCAAAAGTACTGGCTGGTACAGCGTCTACAGACGAAATGTTTAATGCAGTAAAAGCTATATCATTTAATAGCTTAGTATTACGTTCTGTAAAAGGATATAAAACAAACATAGCACAATCATTTGGTGTCCTTGGTATTCAAATGCCTGATGCTAAAATATTTGAAACAAGCATTGATGGGTTAAAAAGCCAAGAAGATTTGGTTGGGTTCTTTGATAAATATTTTGCTGTTAAAAATAATCCTAATGCTCAAATTGATATGATTGATGCTATTGCTACTGGCAAGACTAATAGATTTTTAGGGGTGTTAGTTAGTGGCATGGTATCTGGCCCAGGAACAATAGTTAGAATACTTGGCGGAGATATTCCTAGATTAGGATTAAGGCCAGTTGAAACATTGGGCGCATCTGCAATTGGTAGCGTTAGGGCTGCAATAAAATTAGGCGCAAGCAATAGGCGTTATGGTCAAGAGGCAATATCACAAATATTATCTTTTGATAAAGGATTCTCTAATGGGTTAAAAGCAGCTTCTTATGCTTGGACAAATAAAGTATCAGGCATTGAGCGCAATATTAATAGGCTAGAAATAAAAATAAGACCAGACTTTTTTGATATTAATCCAGAGTCAATGCCTATTAGTAAAGCCATATTAGGGGCATACAACTTTGCAGCAAGTTATGGTGGCCGCTCAGTATTAACTGTGAGTGAGTTTATGAAAGGCATGCACTATCAAATGGGCCTTGAATCATTGGCTACTAGGCGTGGTCTTGAAGCTCAACAACTTGCAATAGATTTGGGTAAAAATGAAGACGAAGCATTTGCTGCATATCAACAAGCCAATAGAGATGTTTTTGCTAACCCCCCTGATGATGTGATTGATGAGGCTAAATACTGGACTCTTGAAAGCAGGCCTGAAAAAGGTAGTGCGTCTGATATTCTTCAAAGGTTTACTAGCCATGATACATGGTGGAGCAAAGCCGCTAAAATTAAAATGCCATTTATCAATACTCCTGTTAATGACATGGTTCAAGCGCTTGAAAGAACTCCAGCATTAGCTATTATTGAAGGATTAAAAGCAACTGGCGAAGGCATCTTAAAGACCCCTGCATTTTTACAAGAGTTTCAAAGTAACTTATCTAAATTATCTAAAAAAATAATGAATGATATTCACTCTGGTGATTATATGACTAGAGACATGGCTCTTACAAGAGTTGGTATTGGAAGCGGCGTAATTGCTACTGCTGCTGGCTTGGCTGCTGATGGCCATATAACTGGTGCTGGGCCTAAAGATAAAGTGCAACGTCAGCGTATGATGGAGCAAGGCTGGATGCCATTTAGTATTGTTAAAGATATTAGCGGTGATACGCCACTTACTGAAGAAGAAAGAACTGCATTAGCTGAATCTAAATTTGGCAAATCATTTAAATATAGTTTTGGTTCTGGAGAATACGCTGGGAAAATGTATGTGTCACATACTGGCATGAGTACCTTTTCTGTATTGTCTGCTATGGGAGCTACTTACAATGAAAATGCTCAAGATTTAGAAGATGATGATTTACTTGGCATGGCTGCAGTAGCATCATTTGGCGCTTATGAATACATTTTAAATTACCCGGCATTACAAGCAATAAGTGGGTTAGACCAATATGTTAGAAATTTTGGTCAATCAACAGAAAAAGCAACAGCAAAAATTGTGAATGATTTTGCAACATGGGCGACAACAACATTAGGTGATATGGTTGTTCCTGCAAGTGGAGCAAGAGATTACTTTGAAAGAAATCTTGACCCAGCAATAAATGAATATCCAATTGACCCAGATATGGAAGTTGGGCTTGCTGGTTTAATGCGCGGCTGGAATGAAATGACCTATGGGATTGCTGGTGAAAAAACAATTAAAAGAAATATGTTTAATGAAGAACAGAAAATTGATTACCCTGGTTCTCCAATAAAATTTTCAGCAGGCAAGGACAGCGAAGCAATTCAAATATTAATACTAAGTGGCGCGTCATCTAAAAAACCACTTCCTATATATAATATTACTATGCCAATTGATGTTAATGGTGAGCCAATGAATATTCCTGTATCAGTAAAAATGAGCGATAAAGAATATCTTGAATACTTGCGTATTGCTAATGACCCTAAAGACAAGGGCGGGCTTGACATGAAACAACAAATTCTTAATTTAAAAGATAATCCATATTGGATAAATGGCAATGCTGAAGCAAGACGGAATAATGTAGAAAGCATCATAGAAAATTCATTTGCACAAGCAAGAGATATCCTTTATAAAGATGATTCTGAAATTGGTGTTAAACTGCGAAAAAGAGTTAACGACGCTGCATTTGCAAAAAGACTTGAATTACAAAGACCAACAGGAGTGCCACAATAATGGCTGATTATCCAATTAGTAACGTATCAAGACGTATAGTCTACACAGGCTCAGCAGGTGTTGGGCCGTATGCGTTTAACTTTGAAGTGCTGACTAACACTGACATCAAGGTATACAAGAATGACTTGTTGCTTACGCTTACAACAGACTATACCGTTAGCATTAGTTCTACATTGGGAACTGGCTCGGTCACTCTTGTCTCTGCTGCTACTGGCTCTGACCGTATAACCATTGTTGGTGCTAGAGCAATACAGCGTACCACAGACTTTACTACTGGTGGTGACTTCTTTGCTAACACATTGAACGATGAGATGGATTCACAGACAATCCTAGTTCAACAAGTAGCTGAGACAGCAGAGCGTGGCATTAAGGCTCCTGTTACTGACCCTACTAACATTAACATGACATTGCCAGTTAATACTGCTAGGGCTGGCAAGACATTAGCCTTTGACTCTAATGGTAATCCTATTGCTGGCGACGCTATTGGTAACTGGCGTGGTAACTGGGCATCTGGCGTATCATACCAAAACCGTGACTTAGTTAAAGATACGACTAACGATAACGTCTACATTGTATTAACAGCACACACATCTACTGGCTCATTGCCAATAAGCACTAACGCTGATTCTGCTAAGTGGGGATTAGTTGTTGATGCTGCTGCGGCTGGTGAGGCTAGGATTGCTGCTGAGGCTGCACAGGCTGCTGCTGAAACTGCTGAAGCTAATGCTGAGACTGCTGAGACTAACGCTGAGACGGCAGAAACAAATGCTGAGACGGCTGCAACTAACGCGGCGACAAGTGCAAGTAACGCATCTACATCTGCTTCTACTGCATCTACTGCGGCTACCAATGCTGGGAACTCTGCTACTGCGGCTGCAACATCAGCTTCTAATGCGTCTACAAGTGCTAGTGGTGCATCTACATCAGCAACTAACGCATCTAACAGTGCATCATCTGCAAGTTCATCTGCAAGCACAGCAACTACACAAGCAAGCAATGCCTCTACTTCTGCTAGTGCCGCTAGTACATCAGCAAGCAATGCGTCTAACTCTGCTAGTGCTGCTTCTACTTCTG